GTTGGGCGCACTGGCGTTGCGTGTTTGCGTGAAACTTTGCCACTCATAGGTTGACAGCTTGGGATTCTGTATGAAAACGCTCACCGGACACCGATTTGGATTAAAAACGGCATGAGCACCGTCGCCGAGATCGCTGCCGCATGGAAATGCTCCCGGCAGAACGTCGCCAAGTGGGTCAAGAAAGGCATGCCCACCACTTCGATCGACGCGGCCTCAAGCTGGAGGCTCGGACATGGCCAGCGCAGCCCTCGGGCAAAGCTTTTTCCATCCGTCCAGGCACCGGCCCCTGCTGATGGTGATGTTCAACAAACAGAAGTGGGTCTTCTTCATGGCGATAATCAAGCATCAGTTAGGGAAAGGGCACGGAAAGCCGAGCGTGTTGCTTATGCCATCCTTCAAGAACGCATTGAAGCTAAGGATGTCGATGGGATTGCTGGTGCGTTAAAAGCTTACAACGAAGCAAGGAAAGGACGGGAGGGTGCCGAACTGGCTTTCATCAAGCATCAACAGGTAACGGAGGTGCTGGTCGATCGCGAGGCCATCACGGCGCTTCATCAGCGGCGCATCACGATGTTTAAGGACCATCTTTTGTCACTTCCTGACGCCATGGCCATGCGATGCAACCCAAACGATCCACAAGGGGCTGCTGAAGCCCTTCAAGAATGGGTGGAGCGCACGCTCCGAGTCGTCGCCGAAGCATAAAACATCACTTTTTGAATATGATTGCGATGTTGGCAGAAGAAAATGCGGAAAAAGCGGCATGGATGCCACCGGCTCGGCTATCGGTCAAAGAATGGGCTGAAGCAAATCTGACACTCAGCGCCCGATCCAGTTCATCACCCGGCCGATATAGCACCGGACTGACCCCTTACGTCCGCGAGCCCTTGAATAAGACCGGCGAGCTCGGGGTCAAGTCGGTCACCCTTTGCTGGGCCGCTCAGACATCCAAGACCACGACCATGCTGGCCGCCTTGGCTTATCGCATCGCTTGCAAGCCGACCCCGGCGCTTTGGGCCATGCCCTCGGAAATGCTGGCCCGCTCTTTCAGCCGCGATCGATTGCAGCCATTGATCGATGACTGCGCTGCCCTAGCTGCCGAGAAGCCCACCGATCCCGACCGGTTTCAGACCCTTTCGATGGCCATGGCCAAGATGAACCTCGATCTGGTCGGAGCCGGGAGCGCCAGCGCTTTGGCATCGAGGTCATGCGGTCTGGTGGTGGCGGATGAAATTGATAAATTCCCCGAGGAGAGCAAGCGCGAGGCCGGAGCCCTGCGCCTAGTCGAGCTGCGCACGCGAAACTTTCCTCAGGGCATGGTGCTCAAGACATCGACCCCCACGCTCGACACCGGATCGATCTGGCAAGAATGGCTCCTCGGGGATCAACGGCATTTCATGGTCACCTGTCGCGCCTGCAATCATCAGCAAAAATTGGAATGGGAGGCCGTGCGGTGGGATCAGTCGGCACGATTGGAAGAAGGATGGGATTATCGCAAGGTCGCGGCCACCACGCACCTGATTTGCGCCGGATGCGCGGGACGGATCGAAGAACATCAGAAAACCACGCTCTTGCGCTCGGGCAAATGGGTCGCCACCAATCTCGACGCCCCCCGGGGCGTCCATAGTTATCATTTGAATGCCCTCTACTCCCCGTGGGTTACTTGGGGGGAGCTTGCAATCGATTTTCTCAGGGAAAAGGAAAGCCCCGGAGGCCTCCGCAGCTTTATCAATAGCACGCTGGCCCAGCCGTGGATCCCACAAGCGGCAACGATCAAGTCCGGCGAAGTCGAGAGCGTGGTCAAGGCCTCTCCCGATTATGCGCTTGGCACCTGCCCCGTGGAGGATCCCGCCGTGCTTATCATGTCGGTGGACGTGCAGCAGACGGAACTATGGTGGATCGTGCGTGCCCTGGACAAATCCGGATCCAGTTATCTTGTCGACTACGGCTCGGCCATCGGCTGGGAGAGCATCCGGTCGATCTACCTCCAGAGCTACGCGACCCCGGGGGGCGGATCGGTCACCTGCTCCTTTGGGATTGTCGATTCCGGATATGCTGCACGCTCGGCTGCGGGCGTTTATGACTTTGTGAGCAGTTGGCCGCGATCGTGGGCGGCTTACAAGGGACGAACGGTCTCCCAAGGCATGCGCCAGCCGGTGGTCTTCCAAGAGATCATGTCCCGGGAAAAACTGATCCCCTTGTACCAGGGCGACGATGACCTTTGGAAAGAACGTCTCTACCTTCAAAGCATTCAGAAACGAGAAACCAAATGGTATCTTCCCCGCGACATCCGTCGGGATTACATCACCCAGCTTACCGGTGAACGCTTGGTCGAGAGGAAAGGCCCCCGTGGGGCACTTGGACTCGAATGGCGCACCGTCGGGGCCAATCACCTCGGCGACTGTGAAAAGATGTGGCTCATCGCCGCAAGCGAATGGCAGCGCATGAATCTTCCCGAATATAGCGAACCCGAACTTCCGGCGCTTTCTGAACAATCTGATGGGAAAGAATAAGTCATCAGGAGCCCCTCGGACTCAGGCCGAAATGGAACGGGTCGTTCAAGAGTTAAAGAAAGCGCACTCCTGTTACCCCGGTAGCTTGGACACCGAATCCGATCAAGTTTGGTTGGCTTCACTTATTCACCATCTGAATGCCCGCGTTCTCGATCCGGATGAACACCGTCGGATCAGTCATGACAATCCGTCTTTAGGGAAATTAGCAAATTTATGAGACAATCATTTTCTTATTTACGCGCCCTGGTGATCGCCCGATACCGCGAAGATGTAAATTGGGTTTACCGGGTCAAAGATTGGGATCTCTTTCTCTACAACAAAGGTGACCTGATGGTCGGCCTTGATTCGATCCCGCTGCCGAATGTCGGCCGTGAAGCCGGAACCTATTTGCACCATATCGTTGAGCATTACGACCGGCTGGCCGATCAGACCGCTTTTGTCCAAGGCCATCCGTTTGATCACAACCCAGACCTCCTCGAGGAGCTGCATGCTTTTGAAGGATCAAGATCTTTTTCTGTCTTTTCCCGCCATGCTCACCCTGCAGCCGAATTGGGGCTTCTTCGATGCGATCTTACCGGAGCCCCGGATCATAGTGGGCTCCCTTTGGAAAACTTTGCGCTGCGCCATGGGATAGCCATTCCTTTCGATCACCTTGTTTTTGCGGCCGGTGCTCAATTTATTGTTTCCCGCGATCGCATCAAGGAGCGACCCCTCGCATTTTACCAACAACTTTTGCAAGATTCCGCCGATCCGATTGTTGGCTATCTCTTGGAGCGACTTTGGCCATCCATTTTTGGGTTTGTTGACGCCGAGGCTACCGCGTGAATCGTGCCCTCTTATTTTCCAAAGCCTTCACCAAGCAGGAGCTTCTTGGCATTAAGAGCGACTGCACCCAGCGAATCATTGCAGGAACGGGTCAATCGGCATTCGTGGCCTCTTCGAGCGCGGGTGGACGATCGGCTTCCATGCTTCAGAATTACTCTTCCGAGGACCTCCTTGAAATCGTTATCGAGGCCCTCGACATCCTGGCTGGCAACTCTTCCGGAATGGGCGTCACCTACATCAACTTTGGCGGCACTTACTAATCTATGAATATCGGAGCCTATATCGGACGCATGGTCGACGCCCTCGGGTGGAGGCCTCAGGAGAGACAACTTGTCTGGGCCCATGCCAGCGATTCACGGGCCGACATTGGCGACATTGATCGCATGCGCTTGGTTGCCCTCTCCCGCAAATGTTATTTGAACAACGCCATCGTAAAGGGATCGATCACCGATCTTGCCCGGTATTCGGTCGGCAGCGGGATCAAGGCGTTGCCACGATCCGGCGACACGACGTGGGATCAGCAAGCGAAGGAATGGTGGGAAAACTGGGGTCACTACCCCGAGGTCACCGGACGCTACGATTTTGCAACCCTTCAGCTGCTGATCTCCGAATGTATCGACAGGGATGGTGAAGTCTTCATTGTCTTAACCAAGACCAAGGATGGCACGGGAGCCGCGCTTCAGGTCATCGAAGGCCACCGCGTCCAGACCCCACCCGACAAGGCCGACAATAAAAACATCTTTGACGGCGTGGAAATGGACAAGCTGAACCGTCCCAAAGCGTATTTTGTCCTGGCAAGCGAAGAAAACTTCACCCG